ATCTTTTTTTTTTTTTGATTTATATTTTTTATTCATTAAATATCTATATATATAATTGATATTATTTTTTATATATAACTATTGATACGAGAACAAGCAAAACAATTACTAAAATGTATAAATATTTTTCTTTTTTTATAATATTTTCTTTTACAGTAATTTCTGGTAATTTATATAATTCATAATAAGAACGAAGCGTTTCTTCCAGGGTTTTTTCAGGAATACCAAGTGCCAAATTTATTTTATTATGTATAAAATGCATCCATTTAATAAAAGATTCTCTTGAATCTAAATATGGAGTAACAGGATATGAATCTAGAATTAAACTAAATGCATTTCCCATATCTACAATTGGAATAAATAATGGTAAATTTTGTATAAAGTCATAATATTTTTTTTTTATTGTTTCATTTGGAAATAATGGATAATTCAAAGCAATGGTATGTAAGACAAACCAGTAATGCGGTCCCCATATTTTAGCATCTAATTCCATTAATATAAATTGATATAAAAACAAATAATAATAAACATATATCGAATAATATGAAAGAATATAATTTTTGTAATAATTGTGGTAAAAATGGTCATTTATTTCATCAATGCAAAAATCCGATAACTAGTATTGGAATTATAGCATATACTATGGATAATAGTAATAATATTGAATATTTAATGATAAGACGTAAAGATAGTTTAGGTTATGTTGATTTTATGAGAGGTAAGTATCCATTATTTAATAAGAGATATTTATTAAATATAATAGAAGAAATGACAAATGAAGAAAAGATTAAGTTATTAAATTATGATTTTGATCACTTATGGAAGGAACTTTGGGGTGATTATATTGGTATACAATATCGAAATGAAGAAAAGATTTCAAAAGAAAAGTTTAATGCCTTAAAAAATGGTATCACTTTATCTCAAGATAGTTATACATTAGAATCATTGATAAATTCATCTCTTGAATACTGGAATGAACAGGAGTGGGGATTTGCTAAAGGTAGACGTAATTTTCAAGAAAAAGATTTAAATTGTGCTTTAAGAGAATTTGAAGAAGAAACAGGTTATAATAAAAAATCATTACAAATAATTCAAAATATAATACCAATAGAAGAAATATTTACTGGTTCAAATTATAAGTCATATAAACACAAATATTATATAGCATTTATAAATAAAGATATTAAACCGATTAATAACTATCAAACAAGCGAGGTTAGTAAAGTAGAATGGTTATCTTACGATAATTGTATAAAAAAAATAAGACCATATAATTTAGAGAGAATAGATATATTAAACAATGTAAATAATATATTAAAAAAATATACTATTGTTATTGTATAAGAGTTTATATTTTTAAATATCTAGATAGGGATTAAACTGTAAAATTTAATATTAGGATAAAGTTTCTTATATTATATTCATAATATATATTAAATGGAAAGTAAAGATCCAAAAACCAAACCTATTAAAAAAAAAAAACTCAAATTAAAACTTGTAGAAAAATCATTAAAAGATTTATATGATGAAATATCAAGTACAGATAATAATAGTGTAATGTTAAATGCTTTTAATAATGATAAAGAAATATTAGAATATAAAGAATGGATAAATAATGAAGATAAATATAAATACTTATATCCTCATTTAAATGATCCACAATTTAATGTTAAAATCGCAGAAAAAAAAGAATTCAATGATACTAAATATGACGGTAAAATCTATGAAGTAAATAAACAAGCAGAAATTTTATGCAATGCAGACTTTGAATTATCGCCACATCAACAATTTGTTAGAAATTTTTTATCATTTCAAACACCATATAATAGTCTTTTATTATATCATGGTTTAGGTTCTGGAAAAACATGTTCAGCAATAGGTGTAGCAGAAGAAATGAGAGATTATATGAATCAAATAGGAAACCAACAACGTATTATTGTGATTGCATCACCAAATGTGCAAGAAAATTTTAAATTACAACTATTTGATGAAAATAAATTAAAATTAGTAGATGGTTTGTGGACAATTAAAAGTTGCACAGGAAATAAATTTTTAAAAGAGATTAATCCAATGAATATGAAAGGATTATCAAAAGAGAAGGTTGTTGCTCAAATAAAACGTATTATTTTTAGTTCATATTTATTTTTAGGATATACAGAATTTGCTAACTATATTGCAAAAAAAAGCGATATTGGAAGTGAAATTATTAAAAATAAAGAGCAAATAATTAAAAATAAACTAAAAAGTATTTTTAATAATAGATTAATAATTATAGATGAAGTTCATAATATTCGTATAACAGATGATAACAAAGATAAACGGGTAGCTCGTGAATTATTTAAATTAGTTAAAAATGTAGATAATTTAAGATTATTATTTCTATCAGCAACACCATTGTATAATACATATAAGGAAATAATATGGTTAATAAATTTAATGAATTTAAATGATCGTCGTGGAACAATAGAAGTAAAAGATGTCTTTGATAGTAATGGAAATTTTTTAATTAATGATGATGGTGTAGAAATAGGAAAAGAATTATTAGAAAGAAAAGCTACTGGATATATATCATTTGTAAGGGGTGATAATCCATATACATTTCCATATAGAATATGGCCAAAACAATTTGCATCGGAAAAAACAATAAATAAAGATTTGTATCCATTAATTCAAATGAATGGTAAAAGAATAATTCAACCAATTGAGCATATATCTCTATATGTATCAAATTTGGGTGAATATCAAATGAAAGGATATAACTATATTTTAAATAAATTAAAAACGGATGAATTAAGAGAATCATCACAAGCATTTACAAATATGGACTCATTAGGATATATATTATTACAGAGACCGATAGAAGCATTAAATATTATTTATCCTAATATTAATTTGGATAATAGTGTGGGAACTGATATTGAACTAGATGTCAAAGAAATAGTAGGAAAACAAGGATTAAATAATATAATGACTTATGATGAATCTATTACTCCGCCTTCTCGGACAAATTTTGAATACAAAGATTCTATTTATGGAAATATTTTTTCACCAAATGAAATAGGTAAATATAGTAGTAAAATTAAAGAAATCTGCGAGAATATATTACATTCTGATGGTGTTATTTTAGTATATTCACAATATTTAGATGGTGGACTAGTTCCACTAGCATTAGCATTAGAAGAATTAGGTATTACAAGATATGGAAGTGTTAAATCTTTATTTAAAACTCCACCAATAACAAATTTAGATCTTCGTACCTACAAAAATGAAAATTCCGCAAATTCTATACCGGCGAAATATGTAATGATAACAGGCGATAAAATGTTATCTCCAAAAAATATAGATGATTTAATTGCTGTAACACATAAAGAAAATGTTGATGGACATAAAGTTAAAGTATTATTAATTTCTCAGGCTGGTTCAGAGGGTTTAGATTTTAAATATATTAGACAAGTGCATATATTAGAACCATGGTATAATATGAGTCGCGTTGAGCAGATTATAGGAAGAGCAGTAAGAAATTGTAGTCATAAAGATTTACCGTTTGAAAAACGGAATGTAGAAATATTTTTACATGGAAGTATTTTAGAAAATGATGAAGAGGCAGCTGACTTATATGTTTATAGACTTGCTGAAATTAAAGCATTACAAATTGGTAGAGTTAGTCGATTATTAAAAGAAATATCAGTGGATTGCATATTGAATCAAGAACAACTTAATTTTACTAGTGAAAATATGCAACAAAAAGTTATACAGATATTATCTAATAATAAACAAATTGATTATATTATTGGAGATAAACCATATAGTTCTCAATGTGATTATTTGGAAAGCTGTTTATACAAATGTAAACCAAGAGATACTATTGGTGAAGTAAACATGTTAACATATTCAGAAGGATTTATAGAAATGAATGCTAGTAAAATTATTCAAAGAATAAAAATATTAATGAAAGATAAATTTTTTTACGAAAAAGATAATTTAATTAAAGAAATAAATATAGTAAAACCATATCCATTAATACAGATATATGCCGCATTAGATTATCTAGTTACAGATAAAAATGAATTTATAACAGATAAATATGGTCGTTTAGGTAATTTAGTGAATATTGGTAATTATTATTTATTTCAACCATCAGAACTATTTGATAAAAATATTTCTATTTATGATAGAAAAGTTCCTATTGAATTTAAACATGATAAAATATATTTAAAAGTTCCTGAAAAAATTAAAGAAGATATTCCTGTAGAAAAAGAAATAGTTCTTGAAGAAGAATTGGAAATAGAGAAAGGTAAAATAATATTAGATAGAATGTTTAATCTTTATAATATTTCTAATACAAAACAATTAATAGTAAGAGGAGACGATAATTGGTATAAGTTTTGTAACATTGTTATGAATCAAATGCAGGAAGAAGGGGTTGAAAGAGCACTATTAGAAGAATTTTTGGTAAGCCATATTATTGAGGAATTATTGTTTAATGATTTATTTGATATAATAAATTATATTTATAATAGTAATGACAGATTAACTGATTTTGAAAAAAAAGTAAAAAATTATTTTGAAAGTAAAGAATTAAAAAACAAAGGAATTACAGGAATACTTTTACACAAAGAAGGCGAACACCAATTAATAATACAAAACAATGAAACAAATCAATGGAAACTAGCAGAACCAGAAGACTATAATGATTTGGCTCAAACTATAGCAAACAATGTTATATCTATTAAGTCATTATCTAATTTGTCAAAATTAGATTCACAAAATAATATTATTGGATTTATGTCTTGGTTTAAAAAAGATGATTATATGATATTTAAGGTTAAACTTTTAAATAAAAAACGAAATAAAGGAGCTAGATGTGATCAAGCTGGTAAAAGTGATACTATTCAATTATCAAATTTAATAATTGGTTCAGATAAATTTACAACAACAAATACAAAAGGGGTTAATCAAAAACAAATGTGTGTATTGCAAGAATTTACATTGCGTTTATATGACTATAATAGAAAAAATGATAAAAGATGGTTTTTGGATCCATTTGAAGCTATTGGTTGGTTTCGAGATTCATTGGATAAACCAGTTCGTGGAATCGAAAAACTCGAACTATAAATAAATTAATCTTGAAAGTTTTAAAGTATTTCTCCCAAAAATTGAAAAAGAATAATTATATTATAATATAAATATAGATATATAATATAATAAATGAGCGAGGAATTACAAACAGAAATTGAAACTCCGAAATCTTTTAAAATAAAACCTGTATCTAAAAAAAAAAAGAGAAATTTTGATATTTATAAGAACTCACTTATAAATCAACAAGTATATATTTCAATAATGAATGTTAATAAAAATATTAAAGAAACTTTAAGAAATACTATTGCTAGTAATATTGAAGGTAAATGTATTTCAGAAGGATATGTTAAACCAGATAGTGTCCAGATTATTACATATTCTTCTGGAGTAATAAAAGGGTCTGATATTTTATTTGAAGTTGTATTAGAATGTAAAGTTTGTTGTCCAGTAGAAGGAATGCATATTATTTGTGTTGCAAAAAATATAACAAAAGCTGGAATACGAGCTGAATTAAATGAAGAGAATAGCCCGGTTGTTATATTTATTGCGCGAGATCATAATTATTTGTCTAAAACTTTTTCATCAATACAGGAAAATGAAGAAATAAAAATTAGAGTAATTGGACAAAGATATGAATTAAATGATAAATATATTTCAATTATTGGAGAATTAATAAGTGATATTTCTTCTTCTTCTTCTTCTTCAAAATCAAAAACATTAAAAGTTTAATTTTTATTATAATATGAACTCTTTAAATAAGAAACTTAAAGTGTAATTACTATAAAAAATATATACAATGATTGCAACTGATAGACTTCAAGAAATCAAAGAAAATATTGAAGTAATGAACAAATGTTATCAGATTGAAATATTAAAAATATTAAATAATGAACCAAGTGTTGTTATTAGCGAAAATAATAATGGAATATTTATAAATTTAACAGATTTAGATATTACTATAATAGATAAATTAGAAAAATTTATTAAATATGTAACAGAGCAACAAAATCAATTAACAATTATTGAAGAAGAGAAAGCTATTATTAAAAACGAATTTTTTAAACAAAATAAAAAAATTGTTAAGAATAAAAGTAATAAAGAAGACAACAATATTATACTAGATGCATAATAATATAATCGAAGCGTGTAATAAATATATGTTAACAAATGAAAATATGTCAAAAACCGTAAAGATAAATCCATCAAAAAAGAAAGAAAATAGGACTCTTTCTAAAGAGAGAGTTAACATATCAGTTCCTCAAAATGTAGATGATTTATTTTGGTGTTTTTATATTATATTAAATGGTGAACACAGTTATGCAATAGATAATTCTTTTAAAAAAGAAAAAGAATTTAAAATAGAATGTATTGAAAAATTAAGAAAAATAAAAAGCGAATTAAAAGCATTTAAATTACGATTAAATGAAATAGAAAATGAGTTACTAAATGAGAAAAAAATAACTATTAAAACTTTAGTAGCATTATGTTTATTGTATAAAATTAATATATTATATGTTTGGAATAGAAAATATATAGAAATTATAAATAACCCAGATGAAACTATTAATATAATATTAAATGAGAATATGGAACACAAGATTTCTTATGATACTAATATAACTAAGGTTAATTATTATAGAGAAAATTATTGGTTTATTGAGAACGTTAGTAAACCGTTAAAAGGTATTACAAACTATACTCATAGTGAATTATTAACGATTGCTAATAAGTTAGATATAATAGATATGAATAATAAGAAAACTAAAAAAGAAATATATGAAAAAATATTAGAAAAAATATAAATTAAAAAGCGTTTATTTTTTAAAATCTTTTGGTATTTATTAATATAATGGGAAATTGTTTTAACACTATATTAAATAAAAATCTTGAACAACCCTCAGAACAACCCTCTACCACCAAATTAATTATTGAAATACCAAATGAATCAAATGAATCAAATGAATCAAATGAATCAAATCAAAATAATGTGATCGCATATGTTAAGTAATAAAATAAAATATATATTTAATAACAAAAAATATATATTTATTTAATAACAATAATATATATATTATGCGAATTATAAAAATACTATATCATGCATTTATTGATACTAAAAATTTTTATAGATCACTATTTGGATATAACATTAAAAAAAATATTACAAATAATACATATTCAGAATTTAATATAAAATATTGGACATTTATTGAATTTATTAAATTAATTAGTGATTTATTTTTTATTAAATTACCAATTCGTGCTCCATTATGGATTCCAGAAAAGTACAGAGATATATTATTTGGATCTAATAGTAAATATATAAAAAATGACATTGAATTGGATAGTTCTGGTAATTGTTTTATTTATATTAATGGAATTATGTCTAACGAAAAACTAGTATTGATTAATAAAAAATATTTAGAAACCTTATTAAATAAACCAATTAATATAATACATAATATTACACAAACACTTGTTATGGATTTAATAGAATGTTTAATTGGTAAAGAAACCGAATATTTAACCGAAGCTTCAACAATTTGTTTATATACTATTACTGCAAAATTATTGGATGATAATATAAATAAAATTATTATAATTTGTCATTCTCAAGGAACTATTATAGTAGCTAAGGTATTAAATACAATAAAAAAAATGGGCTTGGATAAAGATATATATTTATCGAAATTGGAAATTTATGCATTTGCAAATTGCGCAACAAATATGTCTTATATAAAAAATAATTTACCATATATGGAACATTTTGCAAATGATAATGATTTTGTAGCAAAATGTGGGTGTAATTGTCCTCAATCTATCGAAAAATATATTAATATTGATGGTGAAATTTTTATTAGTAAAGATAAATCAGGACATATGCTTAATAGTCATTATTTAAATAATTTTAAAGTAGATTATCCAACATCTAAACTAAATACATATTTTTAAGTATTACATTTAAGGGGTTATTTCTATATTTATTAATAAGAATGACATTAACAATGTAAAAGCTGACACAATATTTATATATTTATTTTTATAGGATTAATAATAATTATATTATTGAACAATTTCGATTATATATTTATACACTAGGATATCGTATAAATGTTGGTCGATTTGGATGGATGGATATAAAGTCGGCACGGGTTGTTGGGTTTATATCACCAAATAAATCTATACCAAGTGCAGCCATTGATCTTTTGTTTTTTCCTATTTCAATATAATTTTTTAAGAGATGTTGTTGAAGATTAAATATTTCCAATGCTTTTAATAAAGTATCATTAGAAATATTTTCTCCATTATGTGCATCAATATAATCAATTGCTCCTAAAATAGCTAAATGACTTATTTTTAATAATTTTGTTTGAATTGTTGATAAATTTCTCTTATTGTTATCAACATACGTATAAATGCTACTTATTAATTTATTGCTATTATCTAAAATTATATTTGCGGTTTCAATTGAAACTTCATTTAATAAATTTTCTCTTAATTGTCGATTTTCACGATTTCTTATACTTTCTTCAGATTCTATAACAGATGGAGTTGTATCTCTATAACTTGAACCCCCTTTTTTATAATATTTTTTTCTGGAATTACTCTTATTTTTAATTGTTCTTTTAACCTTTCTTTTAACCTTTCTTTTAACTTTTTTTGATAATCTATACATGTATATATATATATATATATATATATTGTATATATATAGAAAGGTTTTTGCTGTCTCTTCACATAATATGAAATAAAATTGATATATAAATATATTACAAATATATATATATATGTCTAAATCATCATCAAATAATCCATCATTAAATAACTTATTAAAATTATATTTAGAAAGTAGAAATAGTCTAAATTCTAATCAAACAGCCGAATTAGAAGTAAAATTTGGAACTAGAGGAATAAAATCAATAACAAAAATAGATTTTGATAATGTTATTAAACAATTAATGTCAAATAATTTTAAATTTAACGATGAATCAATATATTATTTAAGTATTAAAACAGATTCTATTCGCACTGAAATTATTGGATTAAAGAATATTCAGAGTTATTGTATGACAAATAGTTTACCATCGGAGCGACCAATTGAAGCATATAATTTTGTAGAAAAAAAGCCATATACTATTGGAGAAGAAAGAGTATATCCGGTTAATTTTGATGAATTCAATTTCAGAGTTGCTTATTTTGTTGAAACATCATTATTACCTGACTCACAAGTAATAGAAAATTTATCCAAAACATGGGATGATAATAAAAAATTTTATAGATTAATAAAGAGATATACAATGACACATGATGTTTATCCTGTAAAAATAGATTTAAGTATTGTTAGAGAATCAGGTAAAGATGATAGTGATAATATAAAAGAATCAAATATATTTCATAAAAATGAAAAATATGAGATAGAAATAGAAGTAGATAATGAAAAAATTAATAAAATAGAAGATAGTCAAATGAATAGTAATTTATTAGATAAAATATTAAAAAAAATTACAAAATTCATACTAAGTGGTCTTCAGGAAACGAACTATCCAATATCTTATATTGATCAAAATTATATAATAAAAGATTATCTACAATTAGTTAAGAAAACACGTGAAGATGATTCTATAAATGTTACTCCTAAAGATTTTATAGGACCGTCTTCCTCTACATTACAAATAATAAATATAGTTCCATTAACACAAGATATTAAAGCAATTAATATTAGAAATAATTATACTGTTACAGATAAAGCAGATGGAATTCGTAAAATGTTATATGTATCATCGATCGGAAAGATATATTTAATAACCATGAATATGAATATTCAATTTACAGGGGCTGAAACTGGTAATAAAGAATTATTTAATAGTTTACTTGATGGGGAACATATTAAACACAATAAAACAGGAAAATTTATAAATTTATATGCATCATTTGATATTTATTTTATAGGAGGAAAGGATGTTAGAGAATTAGAATTTTTCCCACAACAAACTGAAGATATTCCAACAAAATTTAGATTGCCTATACTACAAAAATTTATTGAAAATTTAAATCCGGTTTTAGTAAATACAGAAACTATATCACCAATTCGTATTGAAAAAAAGAGATTTTTTGAAACAAACGAATACCAAAACATATTTGATGGTTGTTATACAATTCAAAATAATATAAATCAAGGATTATATGAATATGAAACTGATGGATTAATATTTACACCAATGAATTTGGGTGTTGGAGTCAATAAAAAGGGAGATCAACCCAAATCGTATAAATCGTCATGGGATTATTCCCTAAAATGGAAACCAGCAGAATTTAATACAGTTGATTTCTTAATTACAACAAAAAAAATTCCAAACGGAGGAGATTTTATTGGAAATTTATTTCAATCTGGAATAGATACATCCAGTTTAAATCAAATTATTCAATATAAAACTCTTATTTTAAGAGTTGGTTTTAATGAACGACAACATGGTTATATTAATCCTTGTGAAAATATAATAAATGATAATATTAATTTAACAGACGATTTTGATGATAATAAGGGATATAAACCAATTCAATTTTTCCCAACAAATCCATATGATCCTGAAGCTGGAATATGTAATATATTGCTTAAATTAGATAATACCAGTGAGAAACAAATGTTTACAGAAGAAAACGAAGTTATTGAAGATAATATGATTGTTGAATTTCGATATGATCCAACACGAGAGAAACAATGGAGATGGATTCCATTGCGAATTCGATATGATAAAACCGCGGAATATAGAGCTGGTTATAAAAATTATGGAAATGCATATCATGTAGCTCAAAGTAACTGGAATAGCATTCATAATCCAATAACATTAAACATGATAACAACTGGTAATGATATACCAAATGAATTAGGCGATACTGATATATATTATAATAAATTTCAAGGCGTAACACATACAAGATCATTGCGAGACTTTCACAATTTGTATGTTAAAAATGCATTAATTAAATCAGTATCTAATATTGGAGATACATTAATAGACTATGCTGTAGGTAAAGGTGGTGATCTACCAAAATGGATAGCTGCCAAATTATCATTTGTATTTGGAATTGATTTATCACGAGATAATATTGAAAATAGATTAGATGGAATATGTGCGAGATATTTAAATTATAAAAAAAAATATAAATTAATGCCAGATATAGTTCCAGATGGATTATTTATTCAAGGAAATGCAAATCAAAATATTAAGAATTTATCAGCGCAATATACTGAAAAGGGTAAACAAATAACAAAAGCAATTTTTGGAGAAGGTCCAAAAGATGAAAAAATTTTAGGAAAGGGTGTATTAAAATCTCATGGTCGGGCAATTAATGGATTTAATATAAGTTCAATACAATTTGCAATACATTATATGTTTGAAAATCCAACTCTTTTACATAACTTTTTAACTAATGTAGCTGAATGCACACAAATAGGTGGGTATTTTATTGGAACTAGTTATAATGGTAAAAAAATATTTGAATTATTAAAAGATAAGAAACAAGGTGAATCAGTTGTAATAATGGATCGAGATAATAGTAATAAATTACTTGAAATTACTAAAGTATATGATAGAGATGAATTTTTAGATAATATTAGTTGTTTAGGTTATGGAATAGATGTTTTTCAAGAATCAATTAATAAAACTTTTCGCGAATATCTAGTTAATTATGATTATCTTATACAACTACTTGAAAATTATGGATTTATACAGTTAACATCTGATGAATTATCAAGGATTAATTTTCCAAAAAGTGTTGGAGATTTTAGTGATTTATTTGATTTAATGAATAATGAAATAAAAAGAGAACCCATAAAAAGAAATGATTATGGAACTGCATATAAAATGACGGCTGAACAACGTAAAATATCCTTTTTGAATAAATATTTTATATTTAAAAAGGTAAGAAATATTGATCCAAATGATATTAATATAGCTTTGGTTCAAGAAACAGCCAATAATGAAAAACAAAGGGTTGTAGAATCATTAATAGCACAACAACAAGTAAAAAGTGTTATTTCAACTAAATCAGCTAAAACACCAAAAGATGAAACGCCAAAAGATGAAACACCAAAAGATGAAACGCCAAAAGATGAAACACCAAAAGATGAAAGACCAAAATCAAAAACACAAAAGAAATCTAAATTGAAATTGGTAACTTAAACTAATTAATATAATGACATAAATAAAAATTATGATATTATATATCTATAAAATATGAGTTATTTTTTTTTACCACAAATACATAAAATAATTGATATTAATAATATTATAGTATTAACTAATACTGAATCTAAAATTATATTAAGTAAATCATTATGTTTTTTTTTAAACTCAATGAAAAAACAAATTGATAATTATCCAATTAGTTGGGATAATTATAAAAAATATACAAATCCATATGAATATATTCATACAATTATTCCATATACTAAAATATCAATATGTAAATTAAAACCACTTTCTCGTTCTTTTTATAAATTAATTGAAATACATAATTTACTACAATTATTTGAAAAACAAGATCCAATAAAAACATTTCATTTGGCGGAGGGACCTGGTGGTTTTATTGAAGCAATTCAATTACTTAGATCAAATAATAATGATATATATTACGGAATGACACTAATTGATAATAATGATGATAATATTCCTGGATGGAAAAAAAGTAAATATTTTTTATCTAAACATAATAACATTTTTATAGAAACTGGACAAGATAAAACTGGTAATTTGTGTAATGTAGACAATTTATGGTTTGTTTATAAGAAATATAAAGGAACTATAGATTTGATTACAGGGGATGGAGGATTTGATTTTTCAATAGATTTTAATAAGCAAGAAGTTTTATCCACAAAACTTATATTTTGTCAAATGTGTTTTGCCTTTGCTGTTCAAAAAAAAGGAGGAACGTTTATTTTAAAAATATTTGATATTTTTACACAGGCAACAGTTGATCTTTTATATATATTATCATTATTATATGAACAATTAATTATAATTAAACCAAATACAAGTAGATGGGCTAACTCTGAGAAATATGTTGTATGTAAAAAATTTAAATTAGAAGAAACATATCAATTAATAGAAAATTTAAGTAATTTATTTCCTTTAGTTAATAGTGATAGTATAATAGAAAGATTTTTAAATATAGATATACCTAGTTTATATATAAATAAATTACAGGATATAAATGCTATTATTGGACAACAACAATTAGAAAATATATTATCTACATTATATTTATTAGATAATAATAAACAGGAAAAATTAGAAACTATTAAAAAAAATAATATACAAAAATGTATTCAGTGGTGTATTAAATACAAATTGCCTTATAATAAAAATATCCAACAATTAAATGTTTTTTTATCAAATAAATAAGAGAGTCAAGTATTAAAAAATATATTTGATAAAATTTATATAAATTTTACAATATTTATATAAATATTACTAATGATTTAAGAATAGTTAAATAATAATTAATTATAAATATATGTCAATATCAATGGCTGTAATACATAATGCCCTTTTTAATAAAAAAAAAGAAAGATTTGATATTATATTAGAACCTTTACAAGCATTTATTCAATTAGCATTATTATCATTTACACCAATTGATTCCAAATTAAATATTTATGATAATATACTATTTATTCAGATTCCAGGTTGGAAACAATCTATAATGCGAACTTATTATAGTGATTCAAAAAATGATCTATTTTATTTATTTAATGTAATAAAAAGATTTAATAAATTTTATAAACATTTGGAATCGGTTGAGAATGATAAAACAAATTTATTTATATTATTAAAACAATTATCAAATAAAGGAATTGATAATTTACTTCAAACATATAAACAAACTGATAATCCAGCATTATTACATACACTTAACATATATAAGCACATCTTAAATAACTCGAATAAACCAGTTATAAATAATGAAAATGACATAAATGATGACAATAAAAGTATTTCAAATTTATTTAACAAAGAATCATCAATACAACCAAATGTATCTCAAGTATCTCCAACATCGTCACATTCATTATCACCACAAACAGCCCCATCAATAGCTTCATCAATACCGCCATCAATATCTCTATCTCAGCTTCCATCCATTGTGCAATCAAGTAATATTGATATTGATAATGTTTTTATTAACATTACTAAATTATATACTGAATATGATTTATTAATTATATTTAATACGTTACAGCTAATACAAATTAATCCTAATAACTATATTGAATATATTGAAGGATTAAATAAAATATTAGAACCAATTAATAATCTAATAAAAAAATGGATTGTTGATAATATAGTTTACTAAAGAGATAGTCCCTTAATTATTCGTGTAGTAATGCAACCCAGCATTTTTCATTAACAGTATCTGTTAATAATCCTCTAATTCTTCTTTGTATCATTGGAAATGGAATGCTTATATTAATTTTACCTCCTTCATTTATATATTTTTGTAATATTTCAAATAATTCCTTAATTGGTTCATATGATATTGTTAGTTCTAATTCTGTCAATTTATTTATAATAATTCTGGCCTCGACTTTTCTCTCTTCTTTACTTCGCAAAACCGGATTTTTTTTATCATATTTTTTATTTGTATTATTATTTTTATTATTTTTATTGTCTTTATTATTGACCATATTATTCATATGTTATATTTATAATTTTAATTTATAAATATAAATTAAAATTAATATCTATATTTAAGTATAACATTTACAATTCCAAGTTTTAATATCTGTCATATTATTATTTAAGTTTTGTGATTTAATACTTGAATTTGTAACCGTTGATATATTTTTAGATGGTATTAGTCTAGATAGATCATCTCTTAATTGAGATTGTTGTGATTGCTGTGATTGTTGTGATCGTTGAAAATCTTGTAATTGTTGTGATTGTTGAGATAAGATGGTATTAGAGATATTTAATGTATCAGATTCTTTATTCCATATTTGAGAACCATAGTTTGAATTGACTAAATCCTTTACTGGTTTACTTTGTGCTTTTTCAGAAACATTAGAGCTAAAAACTTTTTTAACACCACAACCTGTGCAATCAAGTATGTTTTTAATCTTTTTATACATAGATCTATTTTGTTGAAAAGAGTCGCCTTCGAAACGATCAGTGCACTGGTTATCGCATTGATACGGACAATTTTTATAATAAGTTCCATTACCACTATCAAATAAAGAACCTTTACAATTTGCCGTTAATTCAGTTGGTGCAACACAACCAGCTGGACATGAAGTTAACCCTTCTTTTAAAATAAAAAGATAATTTGTAATTAATGTTCCATATTGATAATAAATTACATATAGTATAATAATACCAATAATTAATAATAAATTTTTTTTACTCATTATATAATATTATTATATATTAATTATATTATAATGTAAATTTATTGTGAAAAACATGTGCATTGCATATCTAAAGTAGCTAATTTATTACTTGATGATAGAAAAGATGATGAAGCCGGAGTTGGTATTCCGGATGTTACTTGAGCAGCTTGGGCTTGAGCAGCTTGGGCTTGAGCAGCTTGGGCTTGAGCAGCTTGGGCTTGAGCAGCTTGGGCTTGAG